CAGAAGTTGATTCTGATCAAAGTACATCTATAGGTTCAAGTGAATTTAAAGTCGATGTAGAAAACAAAACAATAACCTTTGGAACTTCATTATCAAGTGGAGATAATGTTAAAATTGAATATGATCGTGAACCTGCCAACATGATTTCAAGAAAGAAAGATGATGCTTCTAAATCTCAATATGGTGTATTTGCAAAAATATTAAACGTACCACAAATCAGAACTACTAGTTTATCAGGAAGTTCAAAAGGATTAGATTGGTTAGGTGAAAGAATAATATCAAAAAATAAAGATGTAGAAAAAAGTTATACAGTTAGAGTTCCAACTTTATTAAACGGAATAAGAGAAGGAATTGGCATATATATCGCAAACCCATTAAAAAGATATAATTTTACTACTAGAACATTATATGATGAAAAGGGAGATGCAGTATCAGGAACAAGTGCAAAATTACCAATAAAGGCAATAGAGTGGAGATACCCTGAAGCAGTAACAATAATGAAAGTAGGACAATGGGAATTTGACTATTATGAACTACTCAAACAATCAGAAAATACTTTGGATAGTGTAGGATCAACCACTACAAAAGATAAGTTTAACTAGGTTTTTTTATCAAACTTTTTCTAAATTTAGCCCATTCAATCATGTTTGGAACTCTAAGATTTTCCTCTATTTGTCTAAGATAATTATTAGTTACTTTTAACTCATCAGTTATTACACGAAGTTCTTTTAATATATCTTGAAACATATAAATACTTGATCCACTTCTAATAAATAAATGTTTAGCCATGTAAAACATAAGATTGATAGACCATTTGTAGAAACAGCACATACGGAAGAAGGTCATTTTTATAAAACAGAATCAGGTAAAACTTATCCAAGCATAACAACAGTATTAAAAGTATTAGACACTAAAGAATGGTATCCGTTTTGGGTGTCTAAAGTTGCAAGAGATGAGGAAATAACAGAGGCACAAGCAGAAATTAGGTGCAAAGAAATTGGGGGAAACAGTATGGAAATGGGAAACATAGTTCACAAACTTGCAGAAGAATATCTAAGTAATGAAACTATTAATGAAAAAATTTCTAAGATAGAAGAAATAGATCCAATGGATTTGTTTGTACCACTATCAGAACACTTGACAGAACACGTTGATAATGTTCATGGTTTAGAAGTTCCAATATATAGTGATGATCTACAACTTGCAGGAACAGCAGATTGTGTAGGAGAATATGATGGGGTATTAAGCATAATTGATTTTAAGAATAGTAGAAAACCAAAGACAAAATCACAATGCAAAAGCAAGGATTACTTTATACAACTATGTGCATACAGTAAGATGTGGGAGTTCTGCACAGGTCAAAAGATAGAACAGGGTGTTATATTGGTTATATCATGGGATGGAAAAGTCAAACCGTTTAAAGTAAACCTATCTGAATATGAAGCAGATCTTTATACTAAACTTGTGTTAGTGGAACAAAAACAAGCCTTAAATAGTATTTAAAAAAGTATATATATGGTCAAACTAATCGAGAAAAAAGACGAGAAGACAGGGGAAAAAGAGTTAGTTATTGATAAAAGAACATTACCAAAAAAAGTACCTGCTAATGTTAAGAATTTAAATTATGCTAGAAACCTACCACCAGAGTGTAATGGTTGCCCTTATAGACCACAAGAGTTAGGCGGTAATGGTATATGTACTAAATTTCAAGCAGATTCTTTATGTGTAATTAGAAAAGATATTGCAAAGTTAATTGATGACACAGGGGGTAGAACACTTGACTTGATGGAAGCAGAGTTTCATAATAACTTTGAAAAACTTGTGTTCTTTGAAAGTATGGAAGACCAAACAAGTGAACTTAATCCTGAAGTTACCAAGCGTATAAACTCACTTACAAATTTGGGTAAGGTAATTAATGAGATTAAAACAAAAAGAGAAACTGTTGAAATTACACAAACAGAATCATTAAGTGATAACCAAAAACATGAGATAGCCAAGACAGTTAAACTAAGTAGGGAACTACTAGATGAGTCTTAGAAAGTTACCCCCTGTAGAATACATAAATGATCCCGTAGAGTATGCAAAGACTCTTGTAAAGTCATTTAAGAACTGTTCATACTTTGTAGAAAAATTTTTAGGATTTGATGTGTTTGATTATAACAAGTCTTTCCTTGATTGTTATGACAGGTTCGTTGTATATAGAACAGGAAGACAGGTCGGCAAGTCTACTAATGCCGCTTTAAAGGCAATACACTTTGCTTTCTTTGCACCGTTGTTTGCAAGTAACATAGACACGGGGGTGGCAAACGTTGTAATTGCTTCACTATCTAAAGATCAGGCACATTTGATTTTATCTAAGATTAGTGAATTTATACACATGAGTCCTACACTTAGTAAGAAAGTATCAAAAGAAATCAAGACAGAAATTACTATTGAATGGTATGACGGAACAGGAAAGACTAATTTTATTGTAAGACCAATAGGTGATACAGGTGATTCACTTAGAGGATTTACAGTACACTATGCAATACTGGATGAGGCAGCTTATATTCCTCAAGTGGTATTTGATGCATTTTTACCAAGTACGGTTACAACTAAACCACATATATTATTAACAAGCACACCAAAGGGAAAGTCAGGTCAGTTTTTCAAATCATGTATGGACTCTCATATATTATATGAACATGGAAAACCAAATCCAATAGAAGGACATGAAGACAAAGAAAAATATCCGTGGACACAATTCCATGTAACTACCTTTGACAACCCCCTTGCGGCTAGTGATCCACAGGTTCTTAAACTGATTAGAGGTACTACTAAAGCTGCTGAACGACAGGAAATATATGGGGAATTTCTTGATGGTGGAAATAGTCTTATACCTTATAACCTGTTACAAGAAGCACTTACTCCTATTGAAAGACCAAAGTTTGAGTATTATGATGCGGGGGTGGATACAAGTGGAAAAGGTGCAGATGAAACTGTAATCACGATTGCGGGTATAAGAGATGGTGTTATATATCCTGTGGAAATATATACTGAACTGACTACAGAGCAACCAAAACTTGCCAAAAAGATTTCAGAATATAATCGTATATATGGATTAAGAAGAATATATATCGATGAAACAGGAATGGGCGACACATTAATGGACTTGTGTAAAGAGGTAGATCCTGACATGAACTTGTATGGAATCAATTTTAAATCAGATAAAACCAACTTATATATCAATTTGGAACGTTTGTTTGAGGAAATAAACCCAAAAGGCTCGGGAAGATTAATTAATCTTTCATTATTAGAAGACTATAGTAGAGATAAACTAGTAGAACAGTTGTCATATATGTATTGGGATCATGGTAAGTTTAAGGATCAACAACCCAAAGTTCGTAGTGAACACGCTGACGACTATAGTGATAGTCTTGCATTAGTAGTATTTGGTCAACAAAAGGTTGATTTTATTCAAGATATACCTGATCTTTGGAGTCCAGAAAGTACAGGTGAGTATATTGGGTGGTAGAATCTAAAACTTTAAATACCTACTATATATAATTTAAATATGCCATCTAAACCTGATAAAGCTGATAGTGATAAAGATGCTGAGGAATGGATTACTATAGGCGGTAAGAAAATGCGTATAGATGCAGGGGAAGATAAAGAAGATATAACTAGAGAACCTATGCCTAGTGCAAGGGGAGAAAAACAGGCTAATACAAAAGAAGCACAAAAAGTATATAAAAAGAGGCTTAATTTAATTAAATCAATATTTAAACCAAGAGATGAGGTAGTTTTTGCAGAATATAATAAGTCCGGAATTGTAGCAGGACTAAATGGAGAAAAATTGAATATAATGTCAGAAGGCAGAATGTATCCAGTTCACAAAAATAATGTCTTTAAAAAATCAGAACTTTTAGGCGATAGACATTGGGATACAATGACCAATGTAGACAGAGTACAAATTTTAAAATCTTTTAACTTACCAACATTTTACAACAAGCAAAATTGGGGAAACCTTTCTATGGAAATACGAGAAGCACTATTAAAAAATGCAAGTCCAGCTGGAACAACCACAAGTGATGCTGGTATTCATAATCCAATATATAATCCTGTCAATGAAGAAAAATCAGTTTCAAATACAATAGATGACGAAATTAAAAGACAAGAAAATAGTCCTAGCCATGAAGATTATGAAGATGGAAAATCTAAGAAAAAAGAATCTGTAGATTAGAATGAAAAAGCGTGACAAAGTTTTACGTTGTAAATGTCCATGCAATAGAGAGTTACCTTCAAGATATAAAGGAAGACAAAAAATATTTTATGACTCCCCCGTATGCAGGAAAATTTGGCACAGTTTTACTAAAGAAGAACAAGAAGCACGTTTAAAAGAAATGGAAGAAGCAACTTCATAAAAAAAAGGAATTATCCTTTAGTTGCGTATGTACTTTTTGGTTCACAATTAATTGCATGATTTGCTTCGTATTCTCTTAATATTCTTTCTAGAACAACTGCATCACTTTCATATCCTTTTCTTTTTTGATCAGGTTGTGCATACTTACGCAATCTCAATTTTTGTGATTTTAATATACTAATAGGTGTTGTAATTCTATTAGGATTTGCTGGTCTTGCCATAGTAAAATAATTAAATTTAATGACATATATAAGTCTTTGTTTAGAGTAAACATTTATATTATAGTTTATTAATTATATCACTATGTCGGATTTCAACAAATTTGGACAAAAATCAGGAGATTCCATAAATCTATCTGAAATCGGTGATAAAGTATTCACCATACTCGCAGTTGAAGATTCACCATATACAAAAGATGGCGAAGAAACTCCGGGAGTAAAGATTTCAACATCTGAAGAATGGGAAAAGGAAGATGGTACAAAAGTATCTAAAATCCACACAACCAGAAGGGCAATAGTTAGTAAGCTCGTAGATGAAGATTTAAGGAAAGCACTTGCAAACGGTGAAACGTTTAGAGTGAAATGTCCTGCGGAAAAGGTCAAATCCAAAAAAGGTGGTATGCCCTATTTCGATCTCGTAGCTGCTGATTAAGCACTACTACCCTTCTTTTTTATTACCATACATTTATATTATCGATTAGTAAATCTATTACATGACCAATGAAGTAATGGTTGACATAATGAGAAATCTGAAAACAGAATGGATAATTCTTAAAGACGAGAGCAAACCAAAAATTGATAGAAGACAATCATGCAAACAAATTATAAAACTATCAGAAAAGGCAAAAGAACTAGATCCTAAGTTTGAAATGATTGATATGAACAATACTCAATATGCAGATTTTGTACCTAGTACATATAAAGTACAAAGTAATGTAAATTGGGGAGATGAAGTTGAGCCTACTGAAGCAGAACAAAAAGCTTTAGATAAATTGGAAAGACTAGAATCATTAGCAGTTCAAAAAATCAGAAAAAGATTACCTAAAGAATCAGATGACTCACAAAAATTTGGAATGATTGTATCTGCTTATACAGATAAACTCATAAGAATTTACACATTCCAAAATTCTTAATTTTTCCTAAAGTTTATATTTAACTAAATATTTTAATAACAGTACATGATAAGTAAAAAAGTTACAATAAATTTAGATAAAAAAGATGATATATTTCATTTAGAACCGTTGTCGGATATTCATGTTGGACACATGGGATTTGACAAAGAACTTTATAAAAAAAGAGTACGAGCAATTACCAATAGTGATAATAGATATACATTATTTCTAGGGGATCAGTTTGATGCAATTACTACTTATGATAAACGATTTAATCCTGATATGAGTTTAATTCACGATGTAGATAACCAAAGGGAATTGTGGCAAAAACTGTCAAATCCATTACTAAAAGAACATTTATCAAGACTAACACCGTATGAAGGTCAAGAAGAAGTTTGGGATGAACAAGCAAAGAAATCAGTTTTCCAACCAAAGAAGATGTGGAAACTTAAAAAAGGAATGAATGAAAAAGTTTGGGGTTTACTTCACGGAAACCATGAGTATAATATAAAAGAAGCAACAAGGGCATATTTGGAAAATACAATGTGTACTCCTAACGGACTTACGTTTTTGGGAAGCAGGGCAGTTATAGGATTAGAAGTAAGACATAATGGTAAGATTTTAAAACAATGGTTAATTTCTGCAATTCATGGAAGTGGCGGTGGAAAACCAGAACCACAAATGGAAAAACAACGTAGAAATCATTACATGGATGTATTTATTTCCGGTCACTTGCACCAGAAAAGATACACGCCAACAGGTGCAATAGGATTTGATTTTAAGAAAGGACTTGCAACAAAGATAGGGGTACATTCCATAAATGCGGGAACTTTTTGTGATGCATTAATAGAAGGAAAAGATGGATATATGGACAGAAAAGCAGAAGCAGAACATACAATGTTAGGAACTGCAACTTTAACATTTAATGCAGAACAGGACAAAATAACAGGTCATGTATAGTTGGCAGAAATAATCAAAAATGATCCAAGAGTAATTAATGATTTTAGTGTAAGAGGAAAAACAACTCCTTTAATGGATAAAATACGACAGTTTATTACAGAAAACCCCAACTGCACAGTAAGCGATATATGTAAAGGCATAAAATGGAAAGACGATGCCGCTGTAAGAAAGTCAATTAGAAAAATGGTTGAAGCTCATAGAATAGTACAAAGATTTAATATAGTCTAATGTTATAGAATAATAGTGAAATTTCCTCAAAATATATCACAACAGGCACAAATATGGTTTAACAGGTCTTTCGTATATTTTCATTTATGTGATAATGCAGGTAAATTTTGTGGGGAATTTAACTGGATAAGAAAGGAAATAGGACTAATAAAAAGACCTAAAATTAAACCTAAGCAGGATAATATTTAAATACTAATAAATTGTTAGACTTAACATGGCAATAGCAGCTTCTGATATTAAACTTAGAATTTCTGGTGCAAATGCTTCAGCAACAGATCCAAACGGTTCTTATGGCGGTGCTATGAGTACAGTATCAGGCGGTATAATTACTACTAATGTTCTTAATAACGACATGGATGATATTACTTCAGCAGAAGCCTCATCTGGTATCACTATATATCACAATTATTACTATAAAAATGAACACGGTTCACTTACATATATTTCTCCTAAATTTTATATTGACACACAAACCAACTCTGGTGATACCAGCGTTGAAATGGCTCTAGTAGCAGAAGCAAAAAATGTTGCAACAACTAGATTAGCAAATGAAACAACAGCACCTTCTGGAATTACTTTTTCAACTCCTGCAAATTATGCAGGTGGAATTGCAATCGGTAGTCTAAATGCAGGAGATTACAGAGGAATTTGGGTAAAATATATTGTAGGTTCAAGTGCTTCAGCAGTATTGGACTCATATACATTAGGAATACAAGGAGATAGTAACCCATAGTCATGCCTTCTTTTACTAAAGATACTTCAAAAGATGTACTTAAAAAACAAGCAGAAGAAGATGTTGCTAGAATTAAAAAGACAACACAATATGATGGCGATGGTAGAGAATATACTTGGAATGAAGATATTGGATTCTTTGAAAGTGAAGAAGATGATGCTGGTAAAAAATGGGTAAAAGGAATTGACTCAAGTGTTCCGGGCTTTTGGCACAACTGTCCAGAAGTAGTAGGAGCAAATAGCAAGGGATACGATATTGTGTGTGCAACACCACATTTCGTTTTCATATATCAAGATGGTGAGAAACTAACTTGCAGAAAATGTAATAAAGAAAGCACCATAAAAATCGTATTACCAGAGGAGTAACATATAATGACCTTCGGGGGTAATTATTAATGACAGATTTAACAGCACTAACAGAAATTACAGCACCAACAACAGATGATTTAGTATATGTTGTAGATGCTCCATCAGGTGCAAAGAATCCTAGAAAGTGTAGTATTGCAAACTTGGTTGATTCAAGAACAAAAACTTTAACAAATACAACCATAGATGCTGACGGAACAGGTAACTCCATTACTAATATTGATAATGCAAATATAAAATCGGGTGCAGCTATTGACTTATCTAAACTAGCAGTAGATCCATTAGCAAGAGCAAATCATACAGGAACTCAATTACATACAACAATTTCAGATTTTGATACAGGTGTTCAAGCAAACAGATTAGACCAAATGGCAGCTCCAACAGGTGCAGTTGCATTAAATTCACAAAAAATTACAGGTTTAGCAGATGGTGTAGCCTCTACAGATGCCGCAACAAAAGGTCAGTTAGACACAGCAGTAGCCTCAGATATTACACTTAAAGGTGCTTATAATGCAAATACAAATAGTCCAAATTTGGATAGTAGCCCATCAGCAGGTACTATAGATAAAGGGGATCATTATGTTGTATCTGTAGCAGGAACATTTTATACAGAATCATTACAAGAAGGCGATAGTCTTATTGCAGAAGTTGATAACCCATCAGCAATAACAGATTGGATTATAACCAACAATAATTTAGTTACACCTATTACTGATGCACAAGTGGCTTCAGGTGCAAATATTGCACAATCTAAAATTGCAAATTTAACAACTGACTTAGCTGCTAAAGCACCATTAGTAAGTCCAGCTTTCACAACACCAAATTTGGGAACACCATCAGCAGGTACATTAACATCATGTACTGGATTACCATTAACAACAGGAGTTACAGGAACTTTACCTGTAGCAAATGGTGGTACAAATATATCCTCATATACAGCAGGTGATATATTATATGCAACAGGTTCAACAACATTAGCAAAACTAGCAAAAGGTACAGCAGATCAAGTTCTCACAATGAACTCAGGAGCAACTGCACCAGAATGGGCAGCTGCCGCAGAAGCAAGTCCACTTACAACCAAAGGTGATGTATATGTGCATACAGGTTCAGCAAATGCAAGATTACCTGTAGGTACTGACGGACTTGTATTAAAGGCAGATTCTAGTACCGCAACAGGATTGGTTTGGGGTTCCGGTGGCGGGGGAGCAACTATTGTTCACACTTATTCAAATACTACAAACACATCATATACAGGAACAGCAAGTTCATTTTCAACTGTTGGTGTAGGAGATAGAGATATATACATTAAAAAAATTGATGCTAATAATGAAGGTGTCTTCACAAAAATTTGGAAGAACGGAGCCGCTGTCGAGGTTCAAATTGCATAGGTGGGATGATTGACCATTGGCAATTACTTACCATGCAGGAAATAGGATTCAAGGAACAAATCTTGAGAGAGCAGGTGGCACAACAGATACTATACCATCAGGCGGTGTAGGTGGTTGGAAAGAGTTAGGAAGAACAACATTATCAGGTAATGCAGATGTTATTGATGTCACTAGCCTTACTGATAAAAGATATTTAATGGTTTTAACTCGTACTTTAGATTCTGGACAAACTAATGTAAAATACAAATTTAATTCAGATTCAGGTAGTAATTATGCTAAAAGACAATCAATAAATGGTGGTTCAGATTCAACAGGAACTTCTCAAACAAATATAGAAATAGTACAAGATTATGCTGACGATGATAGATTTCAAGTAGGATATATTGCAAATCTTGCTTCAAAAGAAAAAGTAATGATTAATAACGCAGTAGAAAGAGGAAATAATTCAGGTGCAGGAAATGTACCTGCAAGTGTCCAAACAGTAGCCAAGTGGGGAAATACAAGTAATGCAATAAGTGCAGTTAATGTTTTTAACGATAGAACAGGAGATTTTACAAGTGGTTCTGAGGTAGTAGTATTGGGCTATGATCCTGACGATACTCATACTGATAACTTTTGGGAAGAATTAGATAGTGTTACAACAACATCATCAGGAACAATACAAAGTGGAACTTTTACTGCTAAGAAATATTTAATGTATCAAATAATTGGCAAGAAAGCAAGTGGTTCAGGTACAGGTTCTCCACGATTTCAATTTAATGGAGATACATCTTCCAACTATGCACAGAGAAATGGTATCAATGGAACTCACTATACTTATGGAAATCAATCATCTGCAAACATAGGTGGAGATGGAAATACAGCAGGAGAAATGGCTATGTTTACAGGATTTATAATTAATGAAGCAAGTAAAGAAAAATTATTCTTAGGTTTTTCTGCTTTTGGAAATACAGCAGGAGCAGGACAAATTGGAAACAGAGGAGAGATTTTTGATAAATGGACTAATACATCTAATCAAATCACATCTATTCTTTGTATGAATCTAAACTTTGATGCAGGTGCAAAAATGACAATATGGGGTAGCGACTAAAATGCCTTGGAATAGATTAGGAACTACAACGTTATCAAGTACAGGTAGCCCTATCACTGTTAGTGGTTTTGGTGCTAGTACATTCATACAAGAGTTACATCATGGTATAGAATCTGGATCTTATGGTTCATCTTTAAGATTAAATAATGATTCTGGAACAAAATATGCAAATAGACGTAGGCAAAACGGAGCTGCTGAAAACTCTAATGGAAACAGAACATTCATTGAAAATGTATACGGTGGAGATACTTTAATGATTTCCTTTATGGGCGATATTGATGGAGAGGAAAAAATGATAATTAATTTAGGTGGTTTTTCAGGTAGTAGTGGAGCAGGAAATGCACCTAACAGATTACAGTTGGTAGGAAAATATGTACCTTCTCCAACTGCTAGAATCTCACAAGTTAATAGATTTGATTCAGAAGGTGGAGCTCATGGAGTTGACACTAATTTAACAGTATTAGGTAGTGATGTTATTTTATCTGCTATGGAAACTAACGTTCCATTAGGAACTCGTTTTGAAGAAACAGATACTAGAAAAATATACTACAGAGCTGACAGTGAGAGATCTACAGATAAATGGTTTTTAGTTGGTACTGCATTTCCTACAAGTGGTCTATATGCTGTATTTGGTGGTGGATATATTGGTTCTAATAATAATACAATAGATTATATCACAATACAAACTACAGGAAACGCAACAGATTTCGGAGATATGAATACAAGTAGAAGGGGATATGGTGCTTGTGCAAGTATGACAAGAGGATTATTTGCAGGTGGATATAGTTCTGATTATCTTACAAACATTGAATATATTACAATAGCAACACCATCAAACGGTACAAGTTTCGGAGATATGGGCGATAATAGAACATTCGGTGCTACGGGTACAGGTAGTGAAACAAGAGGTATATTTGCAGGTGGAGAATCGCCTTATACAAATAGAATAGCTTATGTTACAATCGCTTCAACAGGTAATTCTACTGACTTTGGAGATTTGACACAAACAGGAAAAGGTGGTGGTTCAACATCAGATGGAACTACAGCAGTATTTATGGGTAGAGAAAATTCAGAAACTACTATGGATTATGTAACTATAGCAACTACAGGTAATGCATCAAATTGGGGAAATTTATCAAGTGGTTCAAACTCAGCAGGTGCAGGAAATGTTAATAACGGAACTAGGGGTGTAATGGCACTAGGACAAAGTAGTAATACAGGTAATTACATAAACAATATAGAATATATCACAATGGCATCAGCAGGAAACGCTGTTGACTTTGGAGATTTAACACAAGGCAGAGCTTCGCCTATGCAGAGTTCAACAGATACAAGAGGAGTATTTGGTGGTGGTAAATATCAATCAGGTGGTTCATCAGGTACAGTTACAATAGATTATATTACCATAGCAACTACAGGTAATGCAACGGACTTTGGAGATTTGACATCAGCTAGATATATGGGTGGATCTGTAAGTGACCAAGGTGGAGATAGAACATGACCAATATAGAATTATTCGGAAAGGTAACTGAACTTGCAACTTTAGATAAGGAGCAAATCGCAAAGATTACAAAAAGACTTCCAGAATACAAGAGAGGTAGTTCAATCATTGGACATTCAACATCACAAAGCAGTTACAGTTTGCAAACAATGCAGATGATTAGTGATAGTCCATTAAGCAGAATGAAACAATGTCTTGCACAGATAGACAAAAAGTACAAGGCACTTCAGGAAGCATATTACAATATTGAAAAGAAAAAACTTACAATAGAAAAACTAAGAAAAGATACATCTGCTCATGCAAGACTTACAGTACAGCAGTATGAGTCACAGATTGAATCAATTACAATATCAATGAACAGTGCATTGAAAGAAATCGGTATGTTCCAAGATATGTATGATTCTATCAAAAAGAATAACAACATACCTGACAACTGGAACGAAAAAGACTTTGAGAAACAGGAGATTGCAAATATGGTCAGATCATCATTTAGAATTGCAATTCAAGATTTATCTGCAAGTGGCAGAGTATCAAGAGCAGTTGTAGAATATTGGGAACAGTTAGGAATACACCCACAACTAGCAGAAACAAGAACAAGATCCTACTT